GTGTTAGTTGTTTTGTTTCATCTTGTATTGCTTGTATTTGTGCTTTTTGCTCGTCTGATAACTCAAACATATTATTTACTTCTTCGTTTATTTCTGGAACTTGCTCAACTGTTTCTTGTACTGGTGCGACTTCTTGTGTTGGTGCTACTTCTTGTACTTGTGTAGTTTCTTGCGTTGGTGTTGTTTCTTGTACTGGTGGTGCAATTTCATTTGACTTAATTTCTTGTGTTAGTTCTTTTATTGGTGCTTTAAGCTCTTGTAATTGAGTTTTAAGAGCTTTTAACTCTGACTTAATACCTTTTACTTGTTGTTTTACTTCGTTGCTTAAATCTTGTTTTAGAGCCTCTGTGTCTACTACATCATCTACATTCTTGTAGTAACCTTCTGTAGCTTTGTTAAATTCTTTTGCGTGTACTTCTGTGTAATACTCCTCAGCCATTTTATTTAAGTCTTCGTTTGAAATCTCGCCAACTGTTTGTGTATATTCACTTCTGTTGTTATCCATAAAATCAGCTAACGCATTAAGTTGATCGTGTTCGTTTGTTATGTTGCTGTCAAAATAATCAGGGTATTGACTTGATAACTCTTGATAAAAGCTATCTACTGCCATACCGTCGCTTCCTAGTCTTAACTTACCAAAATTGCCTTTTCTCCAAGCGTTATAGTCTGTAATACTATTTCTTACATTGCTTGCGTCTAGTTTTGTGTTCCATATCGTTTTACGTATTTCTTTTACTTTGTCATCTTTTACTGTTTCTTTAATTGCTTTGTAGTCTTCTAGTATTTCCCTTGTTTGTTCAACTGAATTAGCTTTTGATACTTTGTTATATAAGTCTGTTGTTTCTTTCTTGTTTAGTCCTAATGTATCTTTAATTCTTGTAGAAATATCTGTTGTGTCTTCACTAATAGCAACATCTTGACCGATTGGTGCTATATCTCCGTTTAGCTCCGTCCGTTTTAAATATTCATAACGTGCTTTGCTATCTGTATCTAGTGAATTTACTCCTTTTTCTGCTACATAGTCCTCAAATATTTGTAGCTCTTGTCTTTCTATATCTGTTAAATTCAAGTCTGTTGGTTCTGCGTTTGTATCATCTATACTTTGTACACTTTTAGTAAATTCTTGTTCTACTAATTCTTGACTAGCTGGTGTTGGGTTTACTTCTGTTTCTACTTGTTGTTTTAATTGTTTTATTTGGTTGTCGATTGCTTCTACTACTAGTGGGTCGTTATATTCTTTTTTTAGATTTTCAAGCTTTGTAATTTTGTCGCTGTGTTCTGCTGTGTTTTCTTTCTCTAATTGCTCTTGTAATGGTTTTAATTCGCTTTCTAACTCTGCAATTCTTGATTGTATTTCTTGCCTTTTAGCTTCGTTTGTTTCTTGCTCTGCTAATGCTCGCTCTTGGTTGATTTGCTCGATTATTGCTTGTGCTTCTTGATGTGCTTGTTCTTCTATTATTTGTGTTTCTTCTGTGATTTGTTGAGCATTTGTAGGTTCTTCAATTTGTTCAATTTCTTGTGTTTGTTCAGTTTCTTCTTGTACTGGTGCTATTGAACGACTTTGTATGATTTCTTGCTTAAATCTTTCTTCGATTTCTTGCTTTTGCTTTTTAGTTACCTTTTCCCCTTGTGCTTCTAATTCTGCAACTGCTTTATCTGTTGACTCTTTTACTTGTTGTTCTTCATGTGTATATAAACCAGTTTCATAATTTACACCAGTAGTTATTGCATTTGAAGCTTTACCAGCATTCATTCCACCACTTAATACAGCTCCACCTATAAAACTTTCAAGGTATTCTTGTAATGCTTCTTCACTGTATAGTATTTCTTCCCATGTTTTTTCATCTTCATAGGTTAATTTTTCGCCAACATTAGATATAACATTTGCAAGTACTTCCTCGCCACCTTCACTAGCTATGTCTATACCATATTTAGTTAAAGTTTTTGCTGTATGTTTTGCAATTCCTTCTGTTACTTCTCTAGTTGCTTGACTACTTAACGAACTACCACCAAATGTGATACCACCTAGTTTTTCAGTTAAAATGTCAGCTCCTGCTTTAATTCCAGCACTTACTCCAGCTTCTCCAAAGGTTGCGCCTTCGTTGTATGCTTCTTCTACTCCTCCACCAAACGAAGTTACACCAGTTGTTACAAACCAAGGCACACCTACTGTTTGTAAACCTACTGTTCCAGCTAATTGTCCAGCCGATTGTACTAATGAGTCTGTTTTGTCCCCATATAATGAGCTATTTTCGTGTGTGTCGTCTTTCATTGCTCCGTATACATCTTTAGGTTTATATAATTTGTAACGGTCAGCACCACCATTTACAAGATCGTTTAAACCAGACATAGGGTTAAGTAATCGACCAGCCACGTTGTCTAGCCCACTATCGCCTACTAAATCTTTTTTTATAAAGTCTTCCATAGAATTTGAAATGTCATCAGCTTTATTAGTTGGAATTAAGCTTGTTAAACCACCTAAAAGAGGTACTGTAGATGTTTTTTCTTTTAGTTTTTTACTTAATTTTGCCCCGCCTTGTACTGCATAAGCTCCAACATCAATTATACCTTCACCGATTTTAAGTCCTCCTCGTGCCAAGTCTTGCGACATATCAGCACCAGTTCCTAGTATAGTTTTTGTTATATCTCCGAAGTCGTAGCCGTCTGAAAATGCTCCACTACTAAACCATGAACGTTTTTTAGGTTCAGCAAAACTCATTCCACCTCCACCACGAGAAATTGGTGCTATATCATTAGTTTTAGGTTTGCTTGGCGTATAAGTACCACTTATTATTTGGTCGGCTACTGTTTTGTCAGATGTTTTTTTCTTTTTCTTACCATATGTGCCGTTTATAATATCATCTGCTACACCCATTTTTACACCTCTTTTCTAATCTAAACCGTATTTTTTAGTTAATATTTTTATGTCTGACTCTTTTAGTCCTGTTTTAGCTCTATTACTCCATGCTGAATTTAATGTATTTGCAACAGTATCAGCACTAGCTGTTTTACCGAATATTTTAGCTCCAACACTTAATGTTCTCATAGCTGTATCTAGGCTTTTTCCTGCTTTGCTTAATGTTCCGCCTTCGCCTTGTGGTCTTAAGCCTTCATCTTGGAATTTGCCGTTACTATCTACTAACTCCTCAGCACTAGCTGAACCGCCCGAACTTCTTGAACCGCCTGAACTTCTTGCTTTTGCTTGTGATAGTGCGAACTCTCTTTCCCATCTTGCTTGTTCTTGTTGTGCTTGTTGTTTTTGGAAAGCCATTGTTTCGTTGTATTGTCTTATTTGTTCTGCTAATGAATTTTCTGTATTAATTTGTGATACTACATCTTGATAACGTTGATAGTAGTTTTGGTCTACTGTTTGTTGTGCTGATAATTGACTTTGTAATAATGTATTCTTGTATTGGAAACCTTGTATTGATGTTTCTAGTTGTGTCTGTAATGCATTGTAAGCAATTTCTGCAAGTTTTGCGCTATTACTTATTCTTGCTTGTGCAATTTGATTATCATAGTTTAAAACAGCCTTATTATAGCTTTCTCTTGCTACTGCGTATCTGTTTTGATATGCAACATACATATTTGTGTTGCTACTCTCTGAATATCCAGTATTAGTTAAGCCTTGTGTTGCCATTTTTTCAGCATTAGCCCCATATTGGTTAGTTGCTTTTTGATAATCTGTATATGCTCCTTTTTGCTCCTTGATATAGTCTTTTTCTGTTTGCTCTTTTTGTTGGTTAATTTCTGCGATTGTTTGGTTTGCTTGTTGTTGTTGTATCTCGCCTTGTTTTGTTGCATAGTCTTTTGACGCTTGTATTAATTCGTTGTATTTTGCGTCTGTATTATCAATCATTCCAGTATATGTATTGTTTACATTTTTTAAAGCGTCTTGTTTTGCACTTTCTACTTGTGCAAATCTTTCATCGTTATAGTTAATAGCCATTTCTTTTCTCCTTTCCTATCTTTTTACCATGTTGCCTATGTAAGCCTCTAATGTTGCAGAATATAAGCTAAATGGTTTAGTAGATGAAAATTTTAATTGTACTGATTTGAATTTCTTTGCTTTTATTCTTGGTTTTATATAGCCTTTTGATTGACTGTCGAATGTTCCTATCGTTATATATTCTTTATTGTCTGTTCTTACTGCTAGTTGTAAGCTACTCGCTTCCACGTCTATTACTGACGCTTTTTTATTTGTTGTTTTCCACATTTGAGGAAATGCAAATTCATCAGCCATTGTACAAAAATGTGCTGGTACTGTTCTTGTTCTTGATGTATCAGTCAATTTATATATTTTTCTATCACAGCAGATATATAACACTTCATCTTTTACTGTCATAAATGTTATGTTTTCTTTGAACTCCCAATAAAACCATTCGTATTCAATGTGATCGTTATTTTGCCAATGTCCCCTACTGTCTGCTAAATAGATGTGTTTATCTATTGCTACTAGCAAATAACCTTCCCACTCTGCTAGTAATAGCTTTTTGTAGTTTGGTTCGTTCAATAACTTTGTATCTATCAACGAACTTACATGACTTATTACTTGCTCTGTTGTTATATCTCCAGTTACTTTTTCTAGTCCTCTTTCACTAAAGAAACATATTGAGTCTCTAAAGTTAATTGCAGTTGCTACACAACCAGTTGAAATATTAGAGTGTGTGCTTGGGTAAACTTTGCCGTAATCGTCGTCTACTGTTGGATTATGATAGAATAGTGTTGTATTTGTTTGACTAGGTTCTTTCGCTACCCATAGCGCATTATTACCACTTACAATAGCTTTTATTGCTGAGTCGTCCATACCCTCTTTGTAGTAATCTAAATCGCTACAATATGTAGGGTCTTCTAGTGAACAATGCCACAACATATTTGGAAAATCAGGGTTTCCACTAAAGAACACTCTATTGTCAAATACCTCTACTAAGGTACATTTATCTATCCTATCTCTGTAACCTTGTATTGTTTTTCTAAATTGTATAATTACATTGTCTTGACCTACTGTTAATGGTTCTGTTGGTGCGTTAGTGAATGTTACCTTTCCACTAGAAGCAATAACAGTAAAACCACTTGTTACCTCTTTGTCATTTATCCATACACGCACTTTATAATCACTATCAAAGCTTGGGGTATCTACAAAATATTCTTTGCTTTCTCCGTCTGCTACGAAACTATTTTTTCTTATTCCAGTTAGTAGGTTTACATCTTGATATATTGTGCCACCACCGTTAGGGGTTCTGCCTATGCTTGTTGTTGGTATATAACCAGCTACTTCCGTTAGTGTTGTTCCGTCATAAACTAAATAACTTGTTCCGTCTTTTATGTATAGCTTACTCTCGTAAACAAATGATTTACTTTCATGTCTTGCCATTGCATTGTAAATCTCTACATCGTTGTCATATAGCTTACTTCCTACGTGTGTTATTCTGTGTTCTGAACCGTTATAGGTATAAAAAAATAGACCAAACACAGTATCAGTATATTGTCCTACTGATGCTATATCTGGTCTTGTTTCGATACAATTTCCATTGCTACTTTTGTAATTTTTCCACACATTAACACAATCAGGAGAACGATATATTGACACTTCATCTTTTCTGTTACTAAAATCTACACCTCTAAATGATTTGTAGTTTCTTGCTACTAAACCGCCACTTGATGCGCTACTGTTACTCATACGCTAATACCTCCTTCTATGTAAATTGAAGGCATTGCACGTCTTGGGTCTAATCTTTGTAATAGCATTTCGTATTTATCACTGTATAATTTACCATAGCTTGATGATACGTCAGATTTTAATAAGTCCCCAGCAACTCCATACATCATTATTTCTAGACATTCGTTGTCTAATTCAAATGTGTAACTGTCGTCTGTGTCTACGTCTATCTGTGTTGGGTATTTGTAATAATAAATTTTAGCTGTTCCTTCTTCGTGGAATATGATCTTGTTTCCTATAACCTCTGAATCAATACCCCTTATAATATTGATTTGATAAATGTTGTCTGCTATCTCTGTAAAGTCGACTGCCTTCTCGTCTTCTCCTTCTTCAAATACTACTTTGTATGTAGTGTATTCATCTAACTTTTTCATTCTTACTACATCATTCATAACTGCATTTGTTACACTATGAAATTTAGCTGATAAGTCAGTATCTTCTGTTAGGTCGTCTGCTTCTTCTGAATATTCTTCAATTAGCGAATACACTTTGTTTTTAAAGTCTTCAAGTGTCATAATACACCTCCATTATTCTTCATTTTCTTCGTTGTATATTTGCTCTATATCTGCGATTTGCTCCTTTAATTCTTCTAGTGTACACATTTGATATTGTGGTACTATAAAGCCTTCTTGTTCGCTCCAAATAAGGATTGTTCCCTCTGGTACTGTTACAGTTACCTTTGACTCTTCTACGATTTTAAAACCGCCTTGTTCAGCTTCTTTTTTAATTCTTGTAGTTAGTGTTAAGTCTTTAAATTCTTGTTCTACTGTTCCGTCCTCTGTTTTGTCTGTGAATGTAGTCTCTTTAGTTACCTTTTTCCCATAGATTTGTTTTAAGTTTGGTTTTAATGTGTAATATTCGATTTTTTCTTTTTCCATAATATTTACTCCTTTCGATTTTTAATAAATGGTATCCGTTGCAGGACTCGAACCTGCGACCTTATGCTCCCAAAGCATACCTTCTAGCCAACTGAATTAAACGGATATATAAAAGGGAGCTATTGCTAGCCCCCATAGATTAAATATTTGATTTAATTACAACTATTTCTTTTGGTCTTGTTACTAAAGCACCGAATACATATAAACCTTTTAAAGCATCTTCGAATGCGTCTTGTGGTCTGTATGCTTCTACTTTGTCGATTTGTTCAGCAAATGCGATAGCATGTTCAGTTCTTAATTGGTTGTAAACTGATGTATCGTCTTTTGCTAATAAGTTTTCAATAGTAACGTTAGCGTTACCATATCTACCTACAATACCTTTCTTAGCCATTTCAACGTTGTTAGTTAATAACTCTGTTAAAGATGGTCTTAATACTTTGTGGAAACTTGGGTCAATTTCTAACCAGTAAGACTCAGAAACTTTACAGTTGTTTTTGTATAATACAGCGAAACCGTCTTCTAATTTGTCAACTACATTTGTTTTTGTAACTGCTCCAGCGTCTACAAATTCGATTGTTGTATCTTCTACACCAGCTTTTACTAAAGAAGCAACATATTTATCTCCTTCTTCTGCTAATGCTAATGAACCTTCTTGAGCTGTTGCTTCCATTGCCCCTGCTACAGTTTGTGCTTTATAAATATCGTCAAATGCGATATTGAAATAATAGAATTGATCCATTTTTAAAGTCATATCAGTTGCGCTGATATATTCTTTATCGATTGGTGTACCTGGTACATATTTTTTTACAGTTGGTCTAACTGCATTTAAAATTTTAACTTCCTTTGCATTTTTAGTATCTTTTGAATACTTGAAATCACAGTGATTTCTTAAACTTGTGATTGTTGGTAAAGCTTTTTCATACGCTTTATGCCAAATTGTTTGTTGTGCTACTGCAATACTCATAAAAAATCATTCCTTCCTTTTGTTTAATTTTGACCTGTCATTGATTTTCTTACAGCTTCCCATACTAATGGGTTGTCTAAATCTTCTATGGTCAATTTACTAATTTCTTCGTCAGTATAATAACTTTTAACTTCTTTAGTTACATTGTTATTTTTCATACTTCCGATTTGTTCAACTTCCTTTTTAGGGTTTAATTGTTTATACATCTCGTATTTCTCTTTAGCTGATAACTTAGGGTTTAACTTATTAGCAAACTCTTTAAATTCGCTATTGTTTAATACCTCTGGACTAACTCCGATTTTAGCAAGCTCTTTTATTGAGTCTTGTTTCATTCGTTCCTCAGCTAGTTTTTGAAATACAATTTTTTCTCTTGGTGTCATATTATCAGCACCAATTTCAGCTAATCTATCAACTTCCTCAACTAAATCATCATAGCCTGAACTAATGATTTCATTAGCTTCTGCATTAGCTAATAGTTTTAAATCATGTTCAGAATATTGAGCTTGTTCTGGGATATTAACACCTTTTGACTTATAAAAATCATTGAAAGTGTTTGTAATATCTTCGACTGACTCAACATTTGTACCAGTTGCTTGTAAACCAGCTTTTAACGTTGTTTCTAGTCGTCCGTAGCGCTCTGTATATTCTCTTTGCATTTTTGACTTAGCTCTTTCTAACTTCTTTGGTAATAACTCGTTAATTCTGTCATTAACCATTTTGTCAAAATCAGCTTGACTATAAAGCTTTTCAGAACCTTCTGTTTCTGTGGTAGCTCTTGCACCGTCAACAAGTTCTTCTGTTGCTTGTTCCTCAACATTTTCAGTACCTTCTAGTACAACATCTTCGTTTTCTTCAAACATAAAATACCTCCTATTTTTAAGTGATTGCTTCACTATTTCCATTAGCTTTTACCCTCTTCAATGCTTGGAGCATTAGAAAACTAGAACCACGCTGTAAAGTAAATCTACAACATAGCTCTGCAAAAGATATTTCTTTTTCTGCTTGTTCTGTTATGAAACACTATAAGATTTCTCTTACGTTTTCATTGTTACATTACATATGAAACCCCCTAAAGCTCTTTATTTTATTAAATAAAGTGTAATGTTCGCTTTTCCCATATCTCCCTATTGCTTGAAAATCAATGTACTTAACATACACTTAACATTTAGTTGATTGTTTCAAGTCTTATATATAAAAAACCATTCTGTTGTTAATAACAAAATGGTTAATTATCAAATTTAATACATTTGTTTTCAAATTTCTTATATGCGTCTAGATATAGCTCTTTTTTATCTCCGTTATAAGTTAATTCGTAATACATACCGTCAAATAACGATGTGCTTAATAATGCTTTATGATTTTGTAATGTTTTACAATACCAAACCACAAACACCTCAAACTCTGGAACACTATCGCTTTTATCTAAATGTTCTATTGCATATTCTTTTACTATTTCTTTACACTTATTTATAAATTCTTGACTTCCCATAAACTATTCCACCTATTCTACTAATTTCCAATCTTCAGCCAACATATCGGCTTGACTTGCTAACCAGCCAAGTTGAACTCCGCTAGTTCCTACAAATGCTATTGCTTTATTTCCTATAGCCTCATGTTCAGCATTAATTATTTCCCCATTACAATTTTTATAACTTATATTAGTTGCTAATTCTATGTATTGGTTTTTTCCATTCCAGCCACTACGTTGTACTCTTTTACCTTCTTTCAATAATTGAATTGCTTTTCCAAAATCCATAACTATTCAACCTCTTCCTCTGCAACTTCTTCTCGCTCCTCTGCCATTCCTTCACGCTCTTGCGCCATTGCTTGACGTTCTGCGTTTACTTGTGCTTGCATTTGAGCTTCTGACATTTGACTTGCTTGTATATCTACATTGCTGTCTAGGAACTGACTAGCCCTTTGTTGCATCATTTGAGCTTGTGCTTCTATCATTGCAATTTTTTGTTGTTCTTCTTCTGCTTTTGCTACTGCATCAAGTAATTTTTGTTTTGGCATGTTTGCGTCGTCTTCTAGTGCGTTTAAATATGTCTTTAATTCGCCTAGTTTTTCAGGTGCAAAGAAACCAGCCTTGAATATATTTTCAATGCTTAATTCTTGTGCGTATTTGTCAAACGCTCCTTTTGGTGTAATTTCAACTTTTACACTAGCTTGTAATGCTTTTAATGTTTCTTGACTTACTGGATATAATTGTGTGTATTCTTCGCCAGTCATTGGGTCTGTTACTGTTTCCTCTAAATTAATACCGTCTTCAGAGTATGTAATCATTAAGTCTAGCCATATACGAGCCACGTCTTCAATAAACGCTTTTAGGCTTGCCAATTGTTCGACTAGTGGTTGTTGTGAAGCTTGTTGAACTGCTAGAATTGCTTTACCACTTGCAGACTCTGGATCGACTGAACCCGTTGCAATGTCTCCAGCTCCAGCTAATTCCCTTGACATACTGATTAGTTCATTTCTTAACTTCTCAACGTCTGCGCTCATTTGTGCTGGTTGTACTACTGAAAAGATTTTATGTACATCGTCAACAGTTGCAGAGTTTTTAGTCTTGATTAGTCCTCCAACTTGTTCTAATGCGTCTGGGTTTTGTACTTTGTCTGTATTAACTACTTTTGTTGGGTAAGCTGTTTGTTTTACTACTAACGCACTACGCATTAATATTTTATTTACTTCGATTTGGTTAGGAATTAGATGTCTTACTTCTCCCTCTCCTCTTGCAGAACCTTGTCTTTCTTCCCATAGCATATGAGCCACTGGGTAATATGTAAGACCTGAGTCTTTATCTTTTTTGATTACACAATGCTTTGTAGCTTGTTCAAAGTGTACTGTGCCATTTTCTTTATATAGCTTTGTTAGGATAGTACACATATCATCTTTTTCGTACTTAGCATCGTCCCCAGCTTCTTCAAACGTGTCATTGTCGCCAAAAATATGTAATATCTTTTCTTGACTCACTCCTGAATTTTCAGCCATTTGTCTTACTGTTATTACTGGTTTTCTTTGTTTAATAATAATATATGGTTGTTCTTGAATGTTTGAGTCGTTCTCATTGCCGTAATGTATATCGTTTTTGCTTAATATTTCATTGTGTGGTAGTTGTTCGTCGATAATATAATCTATATACATTGGAGCTTCGTCATTGATAGCAGAGTCTTTACTAATCTTTCTAATCTTCAAGTCCATGTTGTCTTTTTCCCATATCTTACTAGCGTATTTGTTTAATAATTCACATACCTTGCTAGCCTCTTTTCTAAAGTCTGGGTTCTCGAAGTTCTCGCTAGTAAATACTATTTGCCATAAGTTGCTGTTAATTGTTCCGACTTTAAACTTAACAATTGATTTTATAAAGTTTTCTTGTACTGGTTCAATACCTTGTATCTTTAAGCCGTTCCATTGGTCGCCGTTATACATTCTGTAATTTAAATCTGTATCAGAGTATACATTCATCATTCGCAAATAATTACGACCTTGTTCGTATAAGTTCCATAGATCCGTTGTTTTTAATTCTTCTAAGTCCATTTATGCACCTCCTACATTGGTATATCTTTTTGACCAAGTGAAGTACCGTTGTAATTGTTTATATTGTCTAGCATAGTCTGATACCTCTCTTGTTGCTTTCTTACTTCTTTGTTTTCTTGATACTCTCTGTGCGCTTCTATGGGGTTAATTTTAGGCAATTCAATCGGTTCTTGATTAATTACCTTTTGTCCTACTTTAGCCCCTAAAAAGAAGCATAGAGCGTTAATTAAGCCTATTACTAATATTAATAATACTGTTTCCATAACTACACCTTCTTTTTCTTTGTAGTCTTCTTTGGTTTATCTTGTTTGATTTCCTTTTCAAGTTCTGCATATCTTTGTTTTCTTACTTTCTTTTTCATCTTGATACCTCCTAAATAATACTTATTCTTTCGCCATAGTCTCTATTGTTCCATGCTGTTTCCTCGAAGCTCCATTGTGCTTGTAAAGGATTAGCTATTATATGACTGTCTATTGTTACTTGTGATTTAACCTCATAAGCTATTGCAAGCCCCATCATCTGGTCATCATGTCCGCCTTGTGGTGCTTCAATACGTCCCTTTTCGTTGCGTATAATCGTTAATAGCTCCTCTAGTGTGTCCCTATCGTTTAATAGGTCTGTATGTTCCCTTACTATCTCGATTAAGTTTGCTATAATCGTTGGTCTTGTTAATACTGTTGTTTTAAAACCGAATTTCTTTTCAGTCTTTCCTGTGTATTCGTCTAGCTTTGTTCTTACATATTGGTTTGTATAACCTAGCCTTTGTAATTCTAATATTGGGAAACTACTAAAATTCGCTTCAATACCTATTAATGCTGGTACTTTATTGCCTTGTATATCTCTGCTGTTATAGTACCAGCCTAAACAATATAATTGCTTTGTATATAAATCTTCATCAAACTGTTGCTTTAATACCGCACATTGTACCCCAGTAACTGCATTAATTACATGAGCTGTAAAGTAGTCGCTTCCGTCTCCTGCTGTATCTCCACCTATGCAATACTTAGACATCTTAGGACTGTTAGGCACTTCATATATTTTTATATAGCCGTTCCTATCATTAACCCATTGTATGTCAGTAATTCGCATACCGTCGTATTTGTATGTAAAATAACCAGTCTTTAAAGGTTTAGTTAAGTTATCTAGTCTATTCTGTATTGCTCTTGCGTCAAATACTGTTTTGCCTAGTACTCCCCATTTACCTAAACAATAAACATCATAATAATAAGGGTCTGTATCTTTGTAGCTCTCTAATAGCCTTTTGTAATCTTCGTCTAAAAACTCATTGTCTTTATAATTGCTATGAAATACCTCTGTATTATCATCAGAACGGTCAAAAAAGCGTTTTTTAAGCCAATGGTTAATATCTATAGGGTTAAAGCTTATAACAATCTGTTTCTTTGTTCCTTGCCCTCTCAAACGCACGTCTAATTGGTTAAAGTCCGCTTCTAATACCTCAGAAGCTTCCTCTATCCATACGTCTGTTAATTCGCCTTTGCTAAATGTAATTGATTTTAATTTTTCAACATCATCTAGTCCACTAAATATAATTTCATTGCCATTTAATAAACATTTAATCCTTAGATCACTTTCATTTATTTTAAAATACTTGCTTAGTTTCCATTTGTTTATTACTTGCTTAAATAATGCAAACGTTGAATCTCTGTTACTCTTACCAGTAGCACGTACAACTAATAAATTAAATTTGTTATTCTTTAAGCATTTATATATATATCTTTCAACAATAAAAAAGCTCTTACCACTACCAGCGCCACCATATAAAACTAAATAACGTTTTATACAGTCCAGTAAATGAATAAAAGCTTTGTTAAATACTTTTTTGCTTATATTTATATCTACTTGCATTAGTCATCACTCAACTCTATATTAATTTTTAATACTTCGTTGCTTGTTGGTTCGCCTTTCGCTAATGCTCGTTTGTCGTATAATGTACCAATTACAGTTGAAAGGTTGTTTACTGGTATTCTTTCCTCTTCATCTTCTAAACTAGTTTCTAGTCTATCAAGTGCTTTATTTATTATTCTGTCAGCCTTTTCTATAAATTCGTCCTTCTTTTCAGCACATAGTTTGACAAATTCTTCTTTGTCTTTGTTATCTTTATAGATTTTTTCTACTGTAGTATGTGGCATATTTAATTGTCTAGCTGTCTCTTTATAATTATTAGTTCTAAATACTGATAACATTACTCTGTAGATTGTTTCGTTATCTGTCTTCTTACCCCTCGCCATTTTCTCCACCTCTCTTTTTTATGTAATCTATTTATGTTTTATATTTAAATTGTTTTACCGCCTATTTTTATCATTTTACTTACTTGCTGTTTATATATTTACTTATGTATCAATACTTAACATAACCATTTAATTGTTGTATTTCCTTTATAACCTTTTTCCCATATAAACCATGCGTAACAAATAGCACTATTCTTTAAATTGCTAAAATCATTATTCTTTGCACAATTAACCCTATAACTAAATACATATACTGTTTTAGGCGGTGTAACTGAATAAATCTTTTTATATCGTTCTTTGCCTTCTAAATGCGTTAATTTTAATAACATTGCTACTTTGTTACCTTCGTTTACTGTATCTAATGACTTAATAATAAAGTCTGTTACATGCTTATATGGTGGGTTAGTGATTATATCTCCGTTAAATTTGCCTTTATACAATAAAAAATCAACTAATTTATCTTGATATCCTCTATCAATTAAATCAGTTGAATAAACATTGTAATTATATTCTTTTAGTACTTTGCTGATGTTTCCTTCTCCGCATGCATTTTCCCATATATTATTATTAAATCTTTCATGTTCTAATAGCTTATGTACTGCTCTTGGTTCTGTTGCGTAGTAGTCGTTTTTTTCTCTGTCTGCATTTGTTGTAGCTCCAATGGTTGCCATATAGTTTGCCAAAGTTCGACACTCCTATTTTACATTGTTATATTCTCTATTTAATTGATTTTCTAATATCCTTATTTGTAGCTTTAATGTATTAATATATTCTTGATTAGTATTATATTTTACTTCTGCTGTATCTCTGTTAAATCTTAATTCTGCTATATCTTCATAACCATAAATTATTGTATTAATTAATGTAATTGCTATTCCTTCATCTTTTAGCTGTAATGCTTTTTTATTTATAGCTATTTTATATTGCCTTTCTTTATCTGCTAGATCATATCCGTTTTGCGCTAATTGTTCTATTGCTTTATCTAATAGCTTTCGCTTTTCTTCTAATTCGCTCCATAAATCCATTTTTACACCTTCTTTTTATATACACTATGTAAGATATAACAATAAATTCTGCAATCTAGAATAAATCGGCTTATTTTAGATGCCATTATCAGCTCTACTTTTGCCAATCTGCAATTTATATCATATACCCTACATACTATATATAAATAATAAAAGCACTAACCCTTATTAGATTAATGCTTTTAGAGAAACATATGAATTATTTTAAATATGATAACTTTTTATTTTGTGGTTTTCTTAAGGATATTTATAATATCAATCAAATGTAATAATATATATACGCATTATAACACGTTTTGTAATAAAATGTCAAGTTTGTTACTCGAATTTCAAAAATAATAGTAAATTTTGTCGCAGAAAAACTTTTTTAAAATTTTTTCGCTTACTCTTTCAACGGTTTCAGCATGTTTTGTAATTTTTTTTGCAAAAAGGTATTGACAAACTATGTCTGACATAGTAGAATGAGATTGTCGAAGGGGGAACAACCCCACGAACAAAGGGAGGAATTAATATGAAATATTTTGAAAATGTAGAAACTTTAGAGGAGTTAAAAAAAGCTTATAAAAAATTGGTGTTGAAATTACACCCAGATGTTAATAAGGAAACAGACACAACAGAACAATTTAAAATTATGCAAGACGAATACGAAAAAGCATTTGATAGAGTAAAAAACACATGCAGAAACGCAGAAGGTACTATATACAATAAAGAATGTGAAGAAACAATAGACGAGTTTAGAGATATAATCGACCAATTAGTAAAATTTGAAGGTGTAGAAATTGAAATCATAGGAACTTGGATTTGGGTTTCAGGAAACACAAAAGAATATAAAGATCAATTAAAAGAAATCGGTTTTAGATGGGCACCAAAAAAATGTGCTTGGAGTTATCACAAAGGTACATATAGAAAACAAACTAAAAAGAACTACACACTAGAAGAGTTAAGAAACAGCTTTGAAAGTTCAAAAGTACAAGTAAAAAGAAATCAAGTTGAAAGGATTGGAGAGCCTGCTTAAGGCTTTCCAATAGGAGGTAATAAAAATGAATGAAGTAATAAAAAATTTTAATGAATATTTAATAGAAAATGAAATTCAAGAAATCACTGTTAATGATGTAAATAATTATATTTCATCTTTGTACTATGACATATTAGACGATGCAGAGAGTTTTGACGATATAGAGCTAATTGAAAACGATATAGAACAAGTAATATATAACAACTTTGATGTAAAAATAAAGGAGCTAATACAATGAGATTTTTAAAACTAATGACTAAAAGACAGTTAGCGTCAATTATAATAAATGACCAAATTAAGAGAGGTTTAATCAAATCTGACAATAAAAAAATACACATCAAAGTTAAAGCTAAGTTTTTAACTAGAGCAGAACTATACAAACTTGCAAAATTATATATATAAAAAAATAAGTGGTAGGCGGTCGGAATTTTAGGAGGTATATTATGAAAAATTTAATAAAAATTATTTTAGGAGTGGTTATATTTATATTATTTTTAACAAATTACACAAATTATATATTAACAAACTTAGAAGTTACTGCTGTTAATAGCGACGATGGTATAATAACAACGCAAATATTTAATCAAAACTATGTACACGAATATAATATAAATAATAATATATAAGGGGTTTTTACTGTGAATAAAATCGAAAATCTAAAAATGATGAATAAAATTGCTAGAAGTTTAAATAATTCAGATTATGTGTATTACTGGTTAGCTCATGGAATACCAGACGGAACTACAAAAGATGATTTTAGTTATCTTGTAGCAGATTATGAAGAATTTGAAAGAGTGTTTATCAAAACATTACAGTACGCACTTAAAGACGGCTTATTCAATGTTACAGATGAAGAACTAAACTTTGCTAGACAGTATCAACCAAATATCAAAAATGTTAAATAGGGGGCTTTAGCTCCCTTGTGAAAGGGGTGTTTTTTATTACAGATATAATTTATTTTATTTTATTTATTTTTATATTATATGTAGCAGGTGTAACTATTACTTTTGGCTTATTTGTTACAAATGCTTTAGTAGTATATGAAGACGGCGAAAAAGTAGTTGATTTATGGCTTTATTTTCAATGTTCGTTACTATTTCCATTTTTAATTTTAAATATGAGGAGGAATAACAATGGCTAAAAAACAAAGTATGCACCAAGCAAAATACGACAAAGAACACATCGAAAGGTATTTTCTAAAACTGCATAAAGAGAATGACAAAGATATTATTGACGCAATTGATCCAAACAATAAACAAGGTTCAATTAAAGCACTTATACGCAAAGCATTAAAAGAGGACTGATTAAGTCCTCTTTTTTTCTAGTTCCAGATTATTAATTAAAAAATCTATGTTGTTTTCTAAGTTTTTTATTTTCTCTCTTAATTTTCCATTCAATTTTTGATGTTCATCATTTATTTTTTGTAGTTCCTCATTTTTTACTGCTTCCTCTAATACTTGAAATTTTAATTTTATAATTGCTCTATCTCTATTTGCAACCATAGCCCTTAAATTTGCTATTTTTCTATCTTTCTTTGTAAACATACTGTTTATCTCCTTTCTCCTCTTAAAATCAATCCTCGTGCGTTTCAGCTATATATTATTAATATACTCACGCATTTTTTTTAAAGCTCTGTTTCTAGTGTCGAATATGTATTTTTTATTTGTGTTTAATTCTTTCGCTATTTTAGATAATTTGTTTTTATGTACTTTTACCAGTTCTATTACTTGTAGCTCTTTTTTATTTAATACTTTTGTAGATACGTCCACCAAGTCAACATAGTTTTGAAACTCTGCTCGCATTTGCTCTGTTTCGTAAATCTTTAATGCGTGTCGTTCAACTTTAGAGCTAACAGAACCTTTACCGCCACCGTTATTATGTCCGTATGATGCCGTAATTTTTGTATTGTATTCTTTCAACATCTCTAACTTTTTATTTAATTTATTTAATTTGTTTTGATTACTGTTATAATCTTCTACCAGCTCCCTCAATTCCAACTACACGCACCCCTTTTAATTTAATTTATTATCTATAATTTCAATTAGTTTAGGCATATACTTATTTTTGTTTGTATGCACTAAATCATGATGTCTTTTGCATAACGGTATAACGTTGCCTAAATATGTTTTACGTCCTCCATATAGCCCACCAAAACGAATGTGATGCATTTGTATATATGGACTACCACAAAGAGCACAGCAACCGTCAAATAGATCAGACGTTTTCTGATACACTTCTTTATCTGTCATTGCTCCTCCTTGTTACTCTTTTCACATATCTTTTTAAAATTTTTTCTTGGACTTTAACTTGTATCCCTTCTCCGTTCCAAAATTCTTGATCCAGTTCAACTAAATATTTTCGTGTATCGTCTGCTATTAAATAACCTTTTAAACCGTCTATAATTAATTTGCTTAAATAACTATGATTATCTACATCTAATCTACTGTTATATGAAATAGTAACCTTCACAGGCTTTGTATATAGCTTTTTAGGGACTTTGTTGTTATGTAGTGTAGTTTGTACTAGCGAATGGATAAAGTCTGCTTGTCGCTTGCGTACAGTCCAATGAACGCCACTATATAACTTATTCATTCCATATTCGCCAGTAACCTTAAAATCAATTACAAATCTTATCATCTGTGTTGCTCCTTTCAAGCTTGTATTTTTTAAACGTGATAGGTTTTCCGTATCTGTTTTTCTTTTTAACCCATTCACAACTAAAACTATAGCCTTGTTCTTTTAATTCTTTGATTCTTGCTCCTAACTGTGTAATTCCTAAATCTTGATATGCTTCATAACTTGTAATAGCTCCAAAATCTATAATATATTTAACTATCATTTCTCTTTGGTTCATATAATCAACTCCTTAGCCCCAGTTAAGGGGCATTTATTTTTATCTTGTGTTATAATCTGTTTGAGTTTATTTTTCTGTTGGCGACTTTTTTAGTCGTCTTTTTTTTAACAATCTTCTAGCCAGTTATAAAAAGGCGGAGCCTCTATAATTATCTTTTTATTATTTGTATTATTCTTTGTAGTATTAGTTGTATTATTATCTTTTAACTTTTCTTTAATAGGGTCATTAACTTTTGTTACATAGGTCTGTAACTTTTCTTTAATAGGCTCATTAACAATTGTTATATACCTATGTAAGATATGTTTAGTACCCTCTTTGTAAATCAGCTCACAACTTATATAACCTCGTTCTTGTAGCTTACTTATCCATTTACTAATACTTGTTTTTGATACATTGTATAAACTTGCAAAATAATCATTTGTTGCCCAGCAATAACCCCTTTCGTTACATAGTGCCGTTATTTCCCCATATAGTAACTTTGCATTTGCTGGTAGTTCTGTGTCGTACCGTACATTTGCCGGTATAATCGCATAGTATGATTTTTGTATATTCTCCATGTTGTCCCCTACTTCTCTTGTATTTTTCTATACTCTGCTTCTATCAACTCGCTTACATATACATATTTTTTCATTCCGTTCATTGCAGTAAGTTTGTTTAATATGTCGTATGCTTTTGATGAAATTGCAATCGAATTATATTTCTTTTCCAATATCTCCACCCCCCAATAACTACATTTTATATTATATTATGTATACATTCAATATATTTTGTCTTTTTATTATCATTATTACTACAAAAAGTATTATTATATCTAAAAAAATATTACTTATTGCTTACCCCTTTTTTAAAACTCCTAAAACATTTACTGCAAAGATCATATAGTTTTTTTCTTTTGTTGTACTCTGTTTCAACGTAAATCTTATGTAATGTTTTATCTTTGTAGCTTATTTCTTTATTGCACCTATCACAAAAATATTGTGGTTCATCATATTTACTTTTATTTATCATTTGTTTTACTTCCTTAAAATATCATTGTTCTTATACCATTAGGTGTTGGCATAACACGTATTGTAGGTCTATATGTAGGTGTATATGTAGACGTATCTTCATTTGTAGTGGTACTTGTATCTGTACTACAACCGCGTCAATAACAACATTCCGCCTAAAATCATAATTCCTATTAATACTAATTTTAATTTTTTCATAATTTAACCTCTTTCTATTTCTATATATTTTAAATTCGTAGCAGTTGAAATAATTTTATCTAACAAAACATTACATTCTGTTGGGTTTCCGCCACTCTACTGTTTGTCTATATTCGTTTAGTTGTAATATTAATGTATTTACTTCGCTTTTCCTTGGTGTATCTGGTACGTCTATTTCAAAATTTATATATAATTTGTTTGTATCTCCCATAGTTTAACCCTCTACTTTCTTAAAATCTCTTGTTATAAGTTCATCTACTTCATATATAGCACCGCTAAAGTCATCATCATACTCTTTTAATGATTCTCTTGCTTCTTCTATATTTTTAAATTTATCTGCACTCTCTATACTTGCTGTAAGTCCTTCTTGCATAAAATTCAAAGTATCTAAATCGACTATTACATAGTATTTATTTTTCATTTTCTTCCCTCGCTTTCTCTATTCTCTTAATTTGTCTATCTATTTTATAATCCATAATCTTTTCAATGTCTTCATTCTTTATGTTGTAATATAATTTAAATTGTTCTAACATAACTAATACGTCTGCTATTTCTTGGTCTTTTTGTTCTAATGCTTTTTGTTGTTTTTCTATTTTAAATTCCATATCACATATTTTATTACTTTTTTCTACAATACTTTCTTCTTGTTCATTAGAATATTTTTTCCAACTGTCTATTTCTTTGTCTTTTTGTTCTAATGCTTGAATAACTGTATCTGTTGATTCACTCCATTTAATAAGTGTTTCATTTTTTATTTTAAATTCTTCTTTGTTTAAATCTAAATATGTATTAATATGTCTTAAATGAAATAAATTTTCTTTTGCTTCTTTTTCTGTCATCTATTCCACCCCAATTCTTCACATTTTTTATTTATTGCTTGTAAAACATCAAACTTTATCAAAACCATAATGTCTTTTTTATCTTCAAAAAATATGCTTTTACAGTTTTTTTCAAATGATATTTTATGTTTGTTATTTTCATATATACACCAACAATCTATTTTATCTCTTGTTTTCTTATATCCTAATTCTTCAAACATTTCATCTGCACTTTTTAACATCTATTCCACCACCTTATACTTTTTTTGTTTATACATTTCTTTTTTTATTAAATTTATATCTAACTCACTAATGAAATCGTTTCTTCCTTCTGTGTGTCTATTCCAATTAACAATCGCTACACCCAGCATTTTGCTTGGCATATAAAAAAAATTTGAACAATTTTGTATCATACAATTTATAAAATATTTTCCGCCTAAAATTTCTGGTTCTTTGCATATTCGTCCCTCATATCCACATTGTGGACATTTATTTATTTGAGTATAAATCCAACCACCCATTATTCCACCACCTCAAAAATATTTTCATTTATCTGTTCTTTGGTTAATATCTTTTTAATGTTTAATTGTTCTAATTTATATATTCTTACTCTTAAAGTCTTTTCTAATGTTCTTGCATCTGTATGTTCCTTTACTATATCTATATATGTACTGTGTTCTAACCCTTTTATTGTATAGTAAACTAAATCTCCAGCTTGTACTAAATCTTTTGCGTCTTTAGAGTGGTTTACTACTCTATCTGAAAAAGTCGCAAATTTTATCGGTATGTTATTATTCAAATAATAGTCTTGGTCTGCTTTATATATAATTCCGTTTTTTAGTTCTTACATATTCTCCGTATTTTAATGTTATCTGTCATTTGTTATCACACTCCTTTTAATAGTTTTCTTATCTTGTTTTCAAATTTTTTTCTTGCGTCTTCTGCTTCTGCTATTGTGTTATATCTACCTAAATAATAACTCTTTCTTTGATATTGAAATTTTGCTACCCATTTATTTCTGCTTTTATCAAAACAAACTCCGTTTAATTCCTGATTTATTGTTTTTATTTAAATTATCGCTGAAAATTCTATCTGGTAATGTTCCATTTTTATATCTTTTTTTTACTTGTTCTATTCGATAGCAGTTGCAAGAAATTGTATCGCCATTTAATAACTCTTTACTTCTGACTTCAACAATGTTTCCACACTCACATTTGCATTCATACACTTTATGCCCATCTTTACTTCTTTTTTTTAATTCTTGTAATATTGTTAATCTTCCAAATCTATCGCCTTGTTTAATCATTTCAGTTCTCCTTTAACTTATTTCTAACTAATTCAACAACCTTTTTGCATTGCTCAATTTCAAACAATGCAATATGCGTATCTTTTTGTTTTAAGCCCATTTTTTGTGCTAACCATTTATAAGCATTAAATCTTGTTAATATCCTTGTATTACCTCGCCATAATTTATCAAATTCAGTATGAGCTTGATTTCTTGCTTTTCTTAATTCATCGTTTGCTAAAGTTCCTAAAGGTATTATAGTTCCCGTATGTACTCCTACGAATGCTCTACAATTTCTACATAAATAACATTTCCCGTTTCCATATTCTCGACCATATATTTTTGCATTACTAGTAAATACGACTTCATTTCCGCAATATCTACAAGTAGTCGGAATAGGGATTTGATCTATCTGCTCTTTATTTTTTCCCATTCTTTTTTCCCTCCAATAAATTTTCTTTTAATGCTTCAAAATTATCGACTAATTCAATATCGCACCATCTTCTGTTTTCGTCTAATTCTTCTAATAGTGGGTTTATATAATTATCAAAAGTTTCTTTTATTTTTGCTACTGGTACACTATTTTTTAATTGTTTTTTCTGTTTATCGTACCTCTTATATATTTCATCATAATCAGGCATCACATTTTTCCCATATTCTTCTTGAAAATCTTTTAAAAATTTACTTCTATATTCTCTTTTGTTTTGCATTCTCATCAATTGATGGTAAGTATAATTATCTTCTTCTAGGTCTTTATTTCTGTTTAATAGATTTTCAATAGCTTGTACTTGATTATAATTAATCTCACAATTTATACATTCTTGTAATTTACAGTTTTGACATTTGTCTATTATTTGTTCTATTGTTTTTATATCTTCATCATTCATTCCAACACTACCTTTCCCACTTTTCTTTTTCGTGCTTATTTAATAAATAATCATCTACTAATTTAATAAAATCTTTATCATCAAATACTTCTATAATTTTATATAGCTTATATATATCATTTGCTTTTTCATCTACAGTTTCTTTTGGATCAACTTCCATTGTTCTTTTTAAATCTGCATTTAATACATTCAATAATTTTATTTTCAGTTGTTTATTCATCTTTTACCTCTTCTTCTTCTTTTACTGATACTGCGTATTTATAATTGTTACCCTTCATTTTCATCATTCTTTCTTTATAGGTTTTTGTTGCAATAAAATAAATTGTATTTGCTTTTATTCCAAAATGTTCCGCACACTCTTTAGCAGTTCCCATAAATAAAAATTTATCTCCTTTATATATCGCATACTCTACTTTTGCTTTCATTTGTTCCCCCTTTCAATTACACCATCTTCCTTTGTAAAATTTTCGCATATTTCTTTACTATTACATCTTGGCATGTCCCAGCCTAAATAATCGCTATCTTTACAACAACAGATGTCATTAATTCTATATCTACATACTTCCATACTTTCAATTTCTTCTATATAACCTTCATCTGTTTTAGTTACAAATCTACTCATTCCAACTCCTCCTTGAAATAACCGTTATATATTTCTTGAACTTCTTTCATTCCTTCAACCTTTTCTTTTTCCATTATTTCAGCTTGTTCTACTCGACTATCTATGTATATTGCTAACTCTCTTATTGCTTTTATTATTTTAAAGTATTTGTTTTCTCTATTTACTTGAACTAAACACATTAGTATCACTCCAGTAAATAAACCTATTATTGAACTTATTATTATCATTTTCTCCATTTCCCCCTTTCTAGTTCTCTTTTTGTAAATCTCTCTGGAATTAAATCTAGATCAATTTTTAAAAAGCACTCTCTAATTTTTGTTTTTTTATTTTCAAAGAGAATATAGTTATCATATTCTTTTACCATTACCATATCTTTTGGAATTTCCATATTTCCTCCTATTCTCTATGTGGTTCTAAATTGCCGTTTTTCATTCGTACATATTTGTTTACATTGTTGTTTTGAGCAATTATAAAACCTTCAACATTTCTTTGTTTGTTTGTTTTATAAATATCATATATACAATCAAGCGTTTCTATATCTGGAATTGTTTCAAGCTCTTGTACTACTGGAACTATACCTATGTACTCAGGAAATTCTTGATTTTCAAATGGATATATAAATAATTCATGTTCATAGTAAAGATTTTTAATTTCTCCTTTGTCATAATTAGCTTTAGCAAACATATACACTTTTTTATCTAAATCAGGATATTTAATTTTACCCATTCCAATCCATTCTCCAAAAAAGCCACTACCTTCAATAAGTCTATTTTTTAAATCTTCCCCATTTTCTTGTATCCAGCCAAGCAAACCTTTATATAACATACCTTTGTTTTCTTCTAACTCACTTACTAAAAATATGTTATTTCTTTGTGCTATTACTAACTCCCCATTAACTTTGAAAAATCCTATATTTGACCCGATCTAATTTCTCCGTAACAACAACCTCTCTTTTATATTTAATTCTTTTCGTTTTTGGATATAATGTTTTTTTAATCATCTTTCTTTCCT